ATTTGACACCACAAGATGGTGGGGGGCCAGATATACTTGGTGGTATAGTCGCAGAAAGTGATAATACACTTTATCTTTCCGAAAAAATAAATATTAGATCTGATACGAGATCTATAAAAAATATATCACTCGATTTCAACGGTAGTAAAGTTTTTGACCACGGTAGAACACACCTCGCGTATCAACAATCTTTACAGTACCACACGGGTTGTCCGTCCCCAGCCTATGAATTTTATACATATTCTTTCGCATTGAAACCTGAAGTCTATTACCCAACAGGTCAAGTGAACATGAGTCGGATCATCCATAAAAAACTTTCAGTGGAACTTAATGAAGTAGATACATTGAATGATATATTTGTAAACGTGTATGCCCTTAATTACAATGTGTTGAGAATAGAGAGTGGATTAGCGGGTTTAAAATTTTAGAGGGTACTAGTAGTAATGGCTGGGCGTGTACAGCTCGCTACGAGGGGAACACAGGACGTGTTCTTCACGGACAACCCAGAGTATACATATTTCATCAAAAACTTTAAAAAGCATACAAACTTCGCAGTGTACACGGTGGATCATGATGTCACGGGAGAGATTGAGTTTGGAAGTACCCTCCGGTGCACCATCCCTCAAAACACGGGGGACCTCATGAAAACTGTCAGACTCCATGTAAAACTCGGAGCTATCGACCAACCTAGTGACCCTTTTTTTGTGAAGGGATACGCCGAATCTATCGGACATGCTATGATAGAACACGTCGATATTAACATAGGGGGTAAGCTTGTGCAGCGAGTCACACGCGATTACATGCAGATATATTCAGAACATTACATCACACAGACGAAACAAGTAAATCTCGAAAAACTCATCGGTAAACCACCATCCGAATTGTCTGGTACACCTGTGCAGAGTTTTGGTATACTAGGCTATTTAGGTGCAGCCATAGAAGAACGAACGTGTATCATAGATGTACCTTTTTATTTTCATAATAATCCATCCCTGGCTATACCATTATGCGCGATCGGAAAACAAGAATGTGAAATCGTTGTACAATTAAGTCCAATAGATAAATGTATATATCAATCGTATATAAATGATGGTGAGGAGTATGAATGGTCTATAAATGTAATCAAGTCTACACAACTCGGATTGATTAAAAGTTTTACGATACAGACTGAACTCGTAGCCCTCGAAGAACCTGAAAGGATAAAATATCAGGAACAATCGACTGATTTTATAGTTACACAAGTGCAGAGTGACACGTCATACATACCACCCGGGACTTCACATATACAAAAACTAGAGTTTAAACATCCGGTGAAAGAACTGTATTTTATCATCCAAAGAACTGGTTCCACTGTATCTACATTTGATTATGATCATGATAGTCAAATAAATGGGACAAAATATATAAATTATGAACATCTAAACAATTTGCAGATACGTTTAGATGAAAATATAACTCTCAATGAAATGACTGGGAATGTTATTCATCTCAGAGCAGTTCAGAGTGGTATTCATCATTCGAGAACTCAACTTTTTAGAAGATTTTATTCGTATAGTTTCGCATTAGAACCAGAGAGGTGGTATCCTACTGGGCAGATAAACTTTGGTCTAGTGAAGGACCAATACTTGAATTTATCATTAAATGATTACGCGGGGCAAAGGGAACTTAGAGTTTACGCGCTTAGTTATAACATCTTAAGAATTGAACATGGAACCGCACGACTTCTCTTCGGCGGCGATTAATATTATCACACCAGTTTTTGAAAATGCAGTCATGTTGTCAGGACACTACGCACGAGCCTGTGGGCGCTCAACAATCCTCGCCAAGGATATGGAATATTGTATGAAATATTGTGCGATGCACACTATAGGTGATAAAATTGGTTCCTACTTTCCTGAAATTTACGATAGTGATGGTTCGGATATAGACGACATAGAAATAGTTGATGAGGAGGATGAAGATGCATTCGAGCCATATCAGGGTTCGAATGTCGCGATGAAGGCCATCACGGAAGCCTATGATGCGTGGGAGAGTTGGGTACCCACCAATCCGTCAGAACGCATGGTAAAAAATGCTATTGATAGTAATGAACACCTTGCATGAGGCTGAGGGTCCAGAGGGTCCAGAGGGTCCAGAGGGTCCAGAGGGTTGGACTGATTCAGAATATAAATCATTCAAGGTTGGTGAAGACACTTCAGATTCTGAATCAGATGTAGATGAACCCCTCATTATTAGGGGGTACAAGAAAGAAAAGTATAAAAAGATTTTGTTTACAGAAGAACTATTGCCAGAATAAAAATGTTTTATAATAATAAATGTCTACCCAAATGATTACTCAAATTGGCGCTGAGCTCGAAACTCAGTCGCTTAACGCTGTCGTCGCTGGTTTCTCCTTCGCCGCCGCCCTCTCGTGGATGGACCTCGTCCGGTGGATGATTCACCAGGTTGTGAAGGTCCAGAAGAACAGTGGTGCTAACTACGCCCTCACCGCTGTCGTGACGACTCTGCTGTCGGTGATTGTTTACATGATTATGTCTCGTCTCTCCAAGCGTGTGCAGAAGCCCACGTCCCCCATGTACGCTGTGACTCGCTAAACTTTACGGGGTTTAGTGAACAACACAAGTATGACACCTGTGAGGACTATCAAAAATATATAAATGAACGCACTCCATCTATTCGGGTCCTCCATATCAGGGATTCGCATAGGCGGTGGAAGTGAAAAATCTTTCTTTACCCTCGGTATATTTTCAAGTTTATCAGTTGAACATTCAACGGCTAACTTTATGATATTGTTAGCGTGCCTGAAGTCATAAGGTATCAGGCGATTGTTACTACTATAGAAGAATTGTATCCTCAAACTCGAAATACTTTTTTGAGGACCTGAATCAAAAGTATGTACCACAGCATCATCCACCCCCGAATAATTTATGACGTCTCCGGATGTCAGTATACGTCCAGTGTAAAAAGGTGTTTCTGCGAACACAGTCTTGTTAAACTCTTCAGACCCACTGCTCAGTTTAAATATGATTGCATCAGGCCCTTGAAGATTGATACTCCCCGTGGTCAGTGTGGTTCCATCGGACACAACATTACTCGCAGGAAGTCCTAAAATATCGTGGGGTGTCGTGTACCCATCAACACCTGATATGTACCCATTGATGCCATCGTAAAAATCAAACGTGAAGGGGTCACCTCCAGTGAATGTGATGCTGTTTATATTTGAATCATACACTGCTGAAGTGATATTTGAACTTTTATCAACAAGTTCTGCGGCTAAGGTATTCCCGTTATAATTATTATTAGCCAATGTAACACTTGTACCACTTATATAAAAAGTATTATTCCTTTCATTAATCAATAATTGACTGCTATGAATACGTGCTGAAATCATAGAAATCTTCTTCACATCATAAATAGGGTTTTTCAATTCTATGACGTAGTCTCCTGGGTTTGGATACAATACGGGGTCTCTCTCACTACTATCGAGGTCAAGTGTGTAGACGCTCATTAAAATAAAGGGATACTATTTTAATGCGTGTTGTTACTCGCTAGAATATTTAAAATTATTTAAAATCGTTGTTGTGCTATGGGGTTGTTCTGAAGTTGGTTCTTCGCGACGTCAAGACTGAAGTCATTCGCACGGGGGTTTTCGGTCCCCTTGTAGGGGTTCAGTTGGTGAAAAGAATCGTTCGTGTACTGCTGGGTCCACCCACCATTGGCGGCGCCAAGATGACCATCCATACGAGTCGTGTCCACACGCGCGGCTGTCGGCATACCACCTTGGTTAAGGGCCCCCGCGCGGACGTTCATACGCCCAGCGTTACCCTGTCGGTTCGCCTTTCCGCGGCGGTCGTCGGGCCTGAAACCGTACTCCATGAGTTCCTCGACCGTATGGGATGTACCGTAAGTGCGCTTCTCACCAATCTTAGAAGCCGGTGCGTTAACGTATCCGTGCGCGAATGAATGAATATTGGGGGCTGGGAGATTGTTGTAACCAAACTGTTCGATGTTACCATCTTTCTTGTTACGTGTGGGGTCCTGGGGCATGGTACCCGCTGAGATGATGCGTTTGGCACCCGAAAATCCCAGTCCATCATCACGCTGCCCAGTCTCCGAACGGTTCGTGAGACGCTTGGTGTGTTCATGCTCTGCACGAGGGACCAACCCCGACATACCTTGTGCCCGACCTGCTGTCTCCGGGCGGCGGGCGGGGAGGAAAGCTGTCTTTTCTGGACGGTTATGCGCGAGCTCACCAGCTATACCCCGCCGACCACCGTTGATATCCTTCGCGGGGCCGCTCCTACCCGGTAGCGTCGTGAGACGATAGGCACCGACGTTTTCAGGGTTGACCCTGAAAAGCTGCTGATGTCCACCAAATGCGGGGACATCGGGGCCTAAACCTAAACCAGGGCCAACCAACTGCTTCTCAACTGGTGAGAGGTTATTCATACGACCAAAATCATTATCATTCATACGGGCGCGTTCAGCGAGGGCGTCACCTCCGTTGGAACGGTTCTGGGGAGCAATCACTCCGAAATTAGTCGTTTCCATTTTCCTTTGCTGCATGGAGGGGTGGGTCATTATATCACCTTCCATCACGGGCACTTCGGCTCTTTCGGCTCTTTCGGCTCTTTCGACTCTTTCGGGTCCTTCCTGGGTGGTAGCATTAGCCAGACCATAATTCTCCACACGTTTGGGTTCACTTAACTTTTTTCCTAAATATGCTAAACCTGCTATAGCGATTATTGAGATGGGGTCCGCCATTCTTATTTGTAATTAATATTTTTTATTGAGATATCTCTGTTGAAACTGTCCGTTCTGAAGTTCTGCACGGGTGCTCGCGGGTTCGTAGGACATGGTGCGCGGGGGTAACTTACAAGCGACGTCTTGGAGAGGGAAGAAGTTCTTCTCATACGTCTTGGTGACAATCTTGTTAAACTGACTCGTAGACTGGGGACGGAGCTGGTCGCTGGTCTCGACGAACTGTGCGGGGCCCCCTTTACCCGCCATATACGGCGATGTACCGTAGAGCATCGTGTTGGGGCGGTTAGAACCGTAGTTCAATGTCGTGGGTTGGGGGTACACAAAAACTTCTTCTGTAGCACACACTGGGGGGTGAGCCGGGTTCTGAACCAATTTCAATCCTGGTTGGAGCTGGTACGCCATATACTATTGACTAAGAAATTGTTCCACTCCTTAACCCACTCCCCCGCATCATACCACTCCTCTTATCACCGTTGGGATCCAAACCCGCGAAAGCTTCCAACTGGGCACCACGGGCGTTGGGATCACACATACGGGGGTCGGACCTACACGTGGCACCGCTCTTATCACCGTACAACCATTCCGCGAAAGCAGTCTGGTCTCCTGGTATATCCGTGACGGGCATGGAGACAAACTGCCTCGAATACCCATTGCGCTGCTGCTCGGGGAGAGCGGACCGAGACCGGGAAGGACCATAGGGGATGCGGTCAGAAAGCGTACTGTTCACCTTATCATCCACAGAAGAATATTCACACGCGCTGGGGCGGTCGGGTCTATCCATATATTCGTTCATCAGTACGTTCGCCATGGGGTTATCGCGTGTAGGTAACTGACACGAAGAGCCGCCCTGCCCCGCAAACACGGGGCGGGCCATCCCATCCTTAATCATATTAGACTTTTCCATAACATAAAGAACACCCAGACCCGTCACACCTAAAACAAACACCCGAACATCACGGCGAATTAAATACAATATACAAGTCGCGTACACTATGAACCTGGCCGTCGCATTCACCCTCTCTTCTGCTGTATGATCCACGACTGGCCAAAACTCTGTAATTTTATCCGAACGAACGAGTTGCTTAGGGTCTTCAAACAAAGATGCCATTTATATATTAAACTTTTATTTTTTCATCATACCTCCAAGCATACCTTGCATGGATTTCATGAGCTGCGACTCATCGATATCACCCCCCTCACTCTGCATCTTATCGGCACACTGCTTCGCAACATTCTCAATCATGGTGAGTGTCTCGGCTGGGATAGAGGTGATGGTGGTACCCAACATGTAGAGTGTCTGGATGTACTGCCAGATGGCACCCTTGGTCCCATCCGAAGCATCGGGCCAACACTTTGTGATGTTCAGGGGCTTGAGAAACTCGATGTTGTTAGAATCGGAAAGAAAAAACGATTCGTCACGAGCACTAACCTTGTCTGCGTAGGGGCCGATGTTCTCCATGAAGCTGGTGACAATCTTCTTCGGGTGGGTATCCCTCAGCAATTCAAAGGCAGTGATATATTTCTTGAGCCCCTTCTCTTCTGGGAAAGTCTTGTGCAGTTCCATAAGAAATTGACCCATCATATCGTTGAAAGCGGTGATAGAAGACATTTATATATACATGCGGGAAATCTTTAAGTCATTAAAAAGGGGCGGTAGAAATAGACTCGCGCTTACCTACACCGTTGGAAATTATGAAATATACTAATATGGCCACAAGGGCCGCGGGTTTCATGTAAGCACTGGTCGTGAGTGTACCTTCGTTATTGAGACGAGCTTTTCCATGAATATATAAAGCTGTTATTGCACCGCCTATGATTGCTGCCCACGTAGGGTCTCTGAGGTATTCGTCCATATGTAATAACCGAAGGTTTTTTTAAAATTGTTTTCTCTGCCTCGTTTCAGCGGCGTCTGAGAATAAATCTTCCCCTTCGTCAT